TCACGGTTTCAACAATAAATCCATTTTATCTGCTGCTTCTAATTGCATTGATGGAAGAGCATGACTGTATGTTCCTAATGTTTGTTTAATATCAGAATGGCCTAACCGTTCTTGTACAATTTTCGGATTCACGCCGATACTTATTAGATACGTAGCATGTGTGTGTCTTAATGCATGTGGCTTAATTTTAGGCAAGCCCAGTTGCTTTCGTATTGAATGAAATCCCCTTCTCCAATTACAAGGCGGTAGCCAATTCCCCATTTTCGTACACACCACTAAGTCAAGATCATTGTACTTTGCTCCAGCTTCTTTCTTATCCCTTTCAACAAGGCGCTTATGCTTCAGTAAACTTTCACAGAGTGACTTTGGAATACTAATCTTCCTATAAGAATTAATGGTCTTAACCTCTGGCATTAAACCGTAATTTCCTTTTTCATCTATCTTACATAGTGTTTGACGAATGGTTACATACCGTTCTTCCCAGTTGATGCTTTTCCATTCTAAGCCCAATACTTCACCCATTCGCATTCCGGTTTTAATGGATATTTCATAACCAATGTAGTGTCTTGATGGCCGTTTGATTTGCGAGACATCTAAAAAGCGTGTTATTTCTTCAGGTGTCCATGTATCTACCCTTTTATTTTCACTAGGCAAATTCAATTCTTCAAATACGCTCACATCAAGCTTTCGTCTTCTTGCTGCTTTCTTGAATATGCTCCTGGTCAACTGTACTGCCCTTCTTATTCCATCCGGTGAAACTTTCCTGTCAAAATAAAGAGTGTTAATTTGTTTCTGAAGTATCTCTTCGGTCAGTTCATCAAATTTGTAATCAGCTAGGTAAGGCAGCACATTGTAATCAAGAATCTCCTTATAATTAATGTACGTACTTGATCTCTTGACCCTTTTACTCTCTAGCCATGTTTCTGCATAGCTCCCAAAGGTATCTGTAATCTTAGGCAGGTACTGCTTTTCTTTTTCAACTTCAATGATAACCTGCTTTAATTTCTCTTCAGCTTCTCTATAAGTTTTCATGCCTTTTCTTTTACGCTGAATTCTCTTTTTGGTTATAGGATGTGTTCCACCTGAATAAACAAAGTAATACGTGCCAGTCTTTTCATCTTTTTTTATCTTTGTCATTAAGCTCACCTATTTAAGTGAACACAAGGTAAACGTACTTAGGATAATTATAGCACGATCCATGACTGTGACCTTATACCTGACTGGGTAAAACACCCACCCAGCTTCTGACGTCGTGAAATGCGCCTGCAGCTTCTACTGAACGAGTCGTTCACAAAAAGTCCACTCTCCAAGTTTCTGAAAGTGGACTTTCGATAGCTTAATTCGATTTCAACTAAATTCATGCGTAAAAAAGGTTATTTTAATTTTCTTTTCCAGAGCCAAGAAGTCTTGAAAAGATGATTATGTTTATAGTTTGTAAAAAATGTATCTGATCTACGCTCATATTGCCCCTTCTTGGCATTCATCAACTTATAATCTAATCTACTCCAATGAACTGTAGTCTTTACACTACTTACAGCAGCAATGACACCAGCTGCTGCTGTAACGGCCGCCGCCTTTTTAGCTGTTTTCATACTAGTAGCCATAAAGACTGCAGCAAGAACTGCAACACTGGCACTAATCGTACTATAAGTACCTTTACTATTATTATAGCCTGACCATTGATCTCTCAAGATACCAGCCGATGTATCGTTTTTATTTGCCAATTGTTCAATAGGTGATGAAGCCTCTTCATAATTCACCACTTCGCCATTAACTTCAAGTTTTCCAATATTCTGGTCATATTGAATCTTGTCTGTTTTTTCCCCATCATTTACAATAATCTCAACTACATCATTAACAGTTCTTTCAGAAAAAGTGTACGTAGTTCCGTTGTAATCTACAGATTCAGCTTCATAAGTCGGTTCAACATTCTGGACAACTGCGCTTGGGGCTTGACGTTCTTTTGCATCTGAAACAGGACTAAAAATTGTAACAGCAGTCAAAACAGCAACACTTGAAAGGACAATCTTTTTCATGGTAAATTAATACCTCCTTTTGTTATTCATTAACAATTCTGGAGGTTTATTCAGCTCAATTAAACCCATTATTTGTATTTTAAGGATAATTTAAACTAGGAGGTTTATAATGACTAATCTTACATTCAGACTTTTCCATTACACATCGCTAGCATTGGTTCTTTTATTTCTCATATTAGGGTTTACCTTAAATGGCGCTTTCTTTTATTGGACTCTAATTTTAGTCGGCCTTTATTATCTAATCAGAGGGATAATAACGGCTAAATCAGAACGCCGGAAAAATGGCACATTTATTACAGTTTGTGGAGTAATTATAATTCTTGCCGGTTTATTTACATTGATTGTGCGTTAGAAAGTGTTTGATTCTTCTCAAAAAGTCGGGTTATAAACATCCGGCTTTTTTATTTTTATGTTAAAAACAGCATTTTCCGCTTTGACCTGATCTCTTCAATTGTGATATCAGATGTTCCCTGCTCATGTCATCATAATATTGTTTAATTTTCTTTCTGATATTCTCTTTGTTCAACTTCATCACTCCTTTAATACAGGTCGTTGTTTAAGGGTTATTCTCCACTTCTGGGGAAATAATGGTTCAGGCTGAACTATCGTTTATAGGCTTCATTTAAGTATATAGATAATAACCATATATACTTAACCAAAGGGTAAAGGGTCTGGTTCATCATGAACTACACCTTGCCAGGTTCATAGTGAACCTCACAAATTTCTTTGTTATTTGTCTTGACTTTTCTTTTGATTTTTTGCTTGATTGGTTGAGACTGTGGACAACGGCTGGACAAGTTGTCTGCCTGAATTTGCTTGTAAAAAAAATAAACAAACTCAGGCAGGCGACTGAAACTTGATTGTATATCAACTTGTGGTATCCGTGTGTTCACCCTATTTGCCGTTGGTTATTCTCCAAACAAGCCTACTGTGTCAAGTGTCCCTAACAGGTTCTCAAAGCTCAAATCTGAGCCCTGATACTTATGGCTTGTCCTGCATCGTCAGAAACGATACACCCTTCCTTCGTCAGCACTTAATGGCAGCTTTCGCCTTTCAGATGCATGTGTAAATAGGGAAACACAGAAGGCATCCTATCCTCATTTTTTGCGTCGGCTGAGTCACTACCCTGTCAAGTTTTACGTGTGTTAGCGCATTCCACGGCAGTCTAAGGCTCCATACCGGCGCCTTCGGATTTCAAATGGCACGGTAACATTTCCTTAAAAAAGGCATCACTAAAGACAACACCTTAATTCAGGAGTATAGACTGACTGTATTCAGTTAAATTGAGATTATAGAGGACAAGGATTCCGCTCCCCGTCCTCACTGTCTATTTAATCGTCTGCTTTCCACACCGTGAAGATATCGACATACTCACTCTTACGGAAAGCAATCTCACTGACTTCAGATACCATACATTCAATCACATCAACTGTAGGACATTTCTTGATAATCCACTCTATGATTGAATAAAGATGATCTCTGTAATTGCACGTAAACCTTTCTTTCAACAAATTATTTCTCCTATCATATGCTTTAAATTCATAAGTGGTATATGTGTTTTTCATTTCAGTTATCCCCTTGATTAAATTGTTATGTTTAAATACAATGGGAGTGTACTAACCCATCAGATTAGGAGAGTGCTGGTGACACTCTTCCTAATCACCCAAACCACGCTATGCACAATATGCTTAAAGCTGGTACAACTACGATCAATCCTCCAAATACAACCTGACAGAACCGTTCGTTATGTAAATCCGTCTTATTCATCGTCTTCCACTTCTACCACAGTTGCTTTTTCATCTATGTAAAACACATTGTCTGTGATAGTTGGGATAACTGTTTTACCTCCCCCCATATCCAACATGATATGAGGGAAATCAACGCCCATTTCTCCTGTCTGTTCTAACGCTTCAATTGCATCTTGCTCATCCTTCGCATCAAGTTCAACACAAACCGGTATTGTCATAGCTGTGAAGATTTTGAAACGCTTTTTAGGCTTTCCATCGTCGTATGTTTCAATGAAGTTGTTTTCCTCTTCGAACATTTTTCCTCTGAAGTAATTGAAATGATTCGTCATTTCCTCGATACGCTGTTCGTTTGTGATTGCCCCTAAGCTTGCTACGTTAGTTCCTACAGTATGAAGGTTAATTTGCATCGGTTATTTCCCCTTTAGTAAGTTTTGTTTTTATCAAGAATCTGATAGCCTTCCAGTGTAACAAGCTCCCTATTGTCAATGAGAGCATCCCATAATCGTGTACTGAGCAACTTATCAATTACTGCATTGGTTAAGCTTCTGAGGTTTTTGTATTTGATGTCTTCGGCCAAGAATACTGAATGGATACTGTCGTATTTCCCATCCTTCCTTTTAAGGACTTGATACAGATGTACTTGACCATCTTCGCCAGAAATGGCGAATTGCTTGTAAAACAACATTGCTGGTAAGTCACCCAAATCACTTCTACGAATGATTATGCGTTTCATTTCAAGACCTCCTTTGTGACACCTTTTTGTTGTTGACTTAATCATAAAACAACAACATAAAAGAGTCAACACCTTTTTGTAGTTATTTTTAAAGAAAATCCACTTTTGAATTGCATTTTTTGTTATAATCAAAAAGGAGGTGAAACTGTTGACTAAAATTGTTAAAACAAGACTGAAAGAAATATTAGATGAACGTGGCTTATCTATCAGAGGTTTCGCCTTTGGAAATGACCTTAGATTTGAAACCGTTAGAAGGTTTTACAATAACACTGCTAAACAATACCAACGTGAAACATTGGGCAAGATTTGTGATGCCTTGGATATAGAAATTGAGGACTTACTATACATTACAGACGATGATTCCGAAAAGTCTTAAGCAAAAGTATTGCTTTTATTTTTTTTAAATTCGTTAAACAAAACCATTGAAATATTCGATTGTCCAAATTTCGGACAATCAAAAGTATTGCCATTGCTGTTATACTGTACGGAGAGGTGAGAAGGATGGAAAACAACATGCTTCAAGCGATATTAGATGAGATTAAGAACGTTAATAAAAAGATGGATGAACGCTTTAATGCAGTAGATAAGCGTTTAAATGAAATTGATAAGAAATTAGATCGCATTGAACAAAATGAACCAAAAGAAGTCATATCTATGCTTAAATTGATTAACAAAAATATTGAGCATGATCATAGCTATAATGACAAGAAATTCTCTGGGTTAGAAAGACGTATCCATGATCTTGAAGAGAGATTGAATAACTGAGGAATTCAAATGCGACGACATAAGGGGATGGGATAACATGAGTATCAGTAAGATTAGGAGCCTTTTTTATAAGTCTGCTCGTGTTTTAGGAGACGTACAAGCCGTTAAGAATGGTACGATAGGTAAACGTGTAGCAAGACGAGCTGCAGGAAGAGCAACCAGCAAACTAATGAAAAACATTTTTAAATAGGCAGTATTCCCCCTTCTAAATGTGGTATTCTTTACCTAAACCATAAAGGGGGAAAAATTACATATGAAGAAATTTACGCTTTTTTTTATTGCTCTTATGTGCTTTTCATTAACTGCATGTGGCAGCAATTCAGAATCGTCAAATGATTCGAAACAAAGTAAAACAACAAATACAGCAGTCAACTCTAAAAAAACTGATGACACAGAAACAACTGAACAAGGAGAGAAAAAAACCTTGTCTGTTGTTGGTGACAGTATTGAAGATCCGAGCGTTGGGAAAGTTACATTGGAGTCTCGTAAAGATTTAAACCAGGTTCTTAAAGTTGGTAATCTGAGCATCTATTTAACCGGTGTAAAAGTTTTAACTGTTACAGATATGAACGAGGAATACAAAAATGATCTTACTAATGCACTTAAACAAGATTTAGACAAGTTTACATATGCTCAAATAACCTATACCCTAAAAAACAATGAGGCAGATCAAATTAATTGGTCTGGATTTGAATATGCAGTTGTGGACGGTGTTCAAAAGGATTTAGGCTACAATCGCATGATGCGTTACCCTAATCCTGAAAACATCGAAATCCTTGGAAACTCTTCTCAAGAAAATAGCTTCGTAACGGTTCCTGTAACCACTTCAACAAAGAAAGTTCGTCTAAAGACAGCTGATGTTCTCATAAGCGACAGAAGCAAAGATAACCGATTAACACATGGAAAAGAAATTGAAGTATCAATAAAATAAAAAAAGACCCCTTCACAGTTATTTGTGAGGGGTTTATTTATTGTGTGGTCTATGTTTAGAATTAGCTTCAAGCTCCTTTTTCAAGACCTCTACATCCTGTCTTAAAAACAAGGCTGATCGTCCAATCCTTTTAACTGGTATTATTCTTTCTGTATTAATCAATGCACTCATTCGTTGCTTATTGACGTTCAATATCTCAGCAACTTCAGTAGTGCTAAGGACTTCGGTTTTGATGAAGTCCTCAACCTCCTGGCGACCTCTTAAATGAAACTCCATGTTATTTTCTCCTTAAAATCATGTCTTTAACGATGGCATAAATCGTTAACAAAACCACAATAGCCATTACTGCTGTTGTAAAAGAGTTTGTCCAAAATGAGCGTATGCCAATAGCTGCAACAGACAATAAAATTAATGAAAAGATGAACTTTTGATTTTTCTTCATTTTTTATGCTAGACTGATTATAATGATATTGAGAAGCGAGTTAGTGGCTCGCTTCCCTTATCTCTGGTTAGTCCTTCTTATTTTTCTTCTCGCTATCGTTTGATTGTTGCGCAATCCATCCGATAGAGACGACGTAGAAGATAATTTGAAGGACTTTTATCATATTGTCTAGCATTTCCTCACCTCCTTATACATTTATTATAACACAACTATGTACTTGAGTCTATAGTTAATAAGAAGTTTTTTTCAAATAAATAAAAGAATTCCCTCGAAAATTTCAAGGGAACTATTTATTTACTTAAACCATTTTGCCATACTGACCAGACACATATCGGCGTTTACCGTTATGAATGATCTCCCAGTATCCTTTAGAGTTGTTTGAACCTCTAACAGACCCAGCGATATCAATTGTCTTACCAAGCCCAATTGTACCTACGTTCTTAGCGTTGATACGGTCAGGTTTGTCCATAATAATTGCAGCGTTCGATACACCAACAATTTTGATCTTACCAACCGATTTGATGCCTGAGTTAGTGGTTTTAGAAGGTGCAGAAGATGCTTTCTTTCCAAATGTATCAGTACCATAGCCCTTATAGTTGAATTGAAGATGTGGCTGATCTACAAAGCCTGTCCAATCTCCACCCCATTCAAAGCCAATTGATTTGGCATAAGCAATAAATTTCTTAATATCTGAAGCACCGTAACCATTCCATTTAGTATCAGATTTAGAATAGCCACCAGTTGGCACAAAGTCTAATGCTTGTCCTACAAGGTGGTATGATTTCATTGTCTGTGAAGCACCTTTACGAACGTTCTCACGTTGCTGTGATTCTGAACGAATTGTTTCATAGATAAGTACACCAATTTTGTTTTTCTCTGCGTAGTCCATCAGCTTTTTAGCAGCTGCTTTTGTGTTGTCTGCAAGTTTATTGATATTGTCCATGTTTCTTTTGTAATAATACATTGTCATATTAAATTCCTCCGTTTTAATTAAATTAAAAAGCCCACCGATTACTCAGCAGACTTTTCTTTTTGACTGTCTTCTTCAATTACTTGTAACTTGTCTTTAATGAATCCAGGGACTTTAACTCCCATTTGCGCAAGGTTCTCTATAATAGATAGACCCTCATTAGCTATGTAAAATAAAACAGTTCCAAACACCAAAACGCCATTTAAACTGCAAATTTGATCTATAATATTGGCCAAGATGACAACAACAAAGCTCATGAACTTCCGCACGTATCCAAACCAAGCGTTTCTTGATCTTAATGATTTGTCTTTAACAGCCTTAACTACTCCCGTAAACACATCAATAAAGCTTAGTAGTAGCAGCAAATCAAGATATTTTACACCCCCAAATAAATAGGCTTTTGCGATTTCCAAAGTCTCAATATTCAACACCAATTCAATTCCTTTCATTTAGTTATCACCCCCTTTTAGGGCAAAATAAAAACACCTATTCGCTTACAGGTGCTGTTTCCTTAGTATCGGACTCCTGGTTTACTGTGTCAGTCCCAACAGATCCGTCAGTTTCCCCAGCAGTCCCTTCTGAGGGAGGTGAATCTTTGCTATATTCATCCCCCGTAATCTCCTTGTATTGTTCAGGTGTAATCCGTTTTCCTACAACATCAAATACTTGTTTCTTAGTCCATAACTTCTTTTCATAGAAATACTTGATATCCGAAAACCAGTCAATCATGTTTAACCTCCCATAGCTACCAAATAATATAGATTTGCAACCTTCTCAGCCAGCACTTCAGTTTCACTCGGTTCAGGAGGAAGTGGCTTTAAACTGTCAATGTATTCTTGAGTTGCAGACTCAAACCATTGTTCTTTTTTAACATCAAATTTAGCCCTATAAAATGAAACCGGTTCAACTTTAGTACAGTTTTCCGGAATCACATAATTACCTTCTTCATCCGGCTCAATCGTAATTGGTTTGGTTAAAATGAAATTTTCATCGTATTCATAAACCTGAATCATGCTGTCCCTCCATCCTGTAAGCCCACGACTACATCAAGATAATACCCTCCACCTGCTTTGCTTGAGTCAGCAGGATCTTGGTACTTTATTTTTAAATCTCCAGTATCATAAATGATTAAATTGGCTGTGCCACCTGTTCCACTTAATGGCACAGTATAAACACCCCCACCGAATGGTACGTATTCTACCGGAATTGAGCCGAACATAACTTCTGGTTCAGTTCTGACATGACCCCTTAAAATTAGAAATGCTCCCCATTTTGCGTACATTGGTGTTCGTGTCCCTGCTGTAGCCCCATTCTTTAGCATGATGTTGGCATATGTGACAGCTCCGTTCCATTTCTTACGCTCAGCATCAGAGGTATGTCGGATTTGATTAAAACTATGTGCAGTGAACTGTTGTAACAATTCTTCCATTTTAGCTTTGAAATCTGATGTGAACTGTTGAAGTAGCTCCCCTACTTTATCCTTAAATGACTTATTCACATGAATTTCCTCATCATTCACATGTGTATCAAATTCACTTTTAGGAGCTTGCTGAACGTTATCAACCTTATCAAGTCCGAGCTGTGCAGCAGTAACCTTGTGTGGGTTTGAGGTATCTGAGGTGTGTTTGTCAAAATCCGTTTTCTTTGCTTGAACGTCATTAGTTACGGCTGATAACCCTATTTGTGCTTTTGTTACACCATGTGGGTTTTTCTTGTCATTCAAATGATTATCAAGGTTCGCTTGAACAGCATCTGCCTTTTCTTGAGCACCCTGTTTTGTTTCGATGTTCTCCAAGTCTTCAAACTTCTTCTTTAAATCGTCAAGCGTTTGAATGGTTGAATCATAAATCTCAGTAACCTTTGCTTTCAATGTCTCAAAATCATCAATGTAGTATTCGCCCAATGGTGCAATATCTTGATCCATTAAGCTTTGTGTTACTTCAAAGCCAAACTTATGAGCAGACATAGCTTGTTTGTTGCTATAAACCAGGACTAACTCACATTGAAACAATCCATACATCTTGATTTCATCTTCATCAAGAACATATTCAGCAATTCCATTTACTTTATCAACCAATGTAACGTCCCGTACTCTTTTCTTACCATTGGCAGGAACAAGGATTACTTTCCCTGTCACTGCTGATAATGGTAATGGCGCATCATCTTTACGCAAATTAAAAATCAGCTTTGCTGTTCCAACATCTTGAGTTGAAAACTTGAAAGCTGATCTATACGTACCTTGTGAAACTGTATTAATGTCAAACGTATATGCTGATTTCTTATAAATCGTTATTACCTCCTTATCTAATAAATGCTATTGCTACACCATATCCCTTATTAGAATCATACGGCTGCTTAATTTTCATGACTGTTAATCCCGTGTTGTCATCTGATTTGGATCCTTTGCCATTCTTAGCTATAATCTTATCACCTTCTTGAACAGTATCATCAATACGTACATGTATCTGTCCAATAAGACCAACAATATGCCACTCATCACGCTCCTGTCGTGAAGTGTAGTCTAATTCAGGGTCATAGTCCGGATTTGGCTTAGGAAGGCTTTTCTTTTCAGTTTTTATGTTTCCATCCTTATCTGTGTATTCAACTTCAGTTTCTTCATAGATCAATCCACCGAAATCATTTCTTAGGTATCTGTCATTCCAATAAAACTCAGCGCTACCTAATACAACACCCGCTGTTTCAGAAATAACCCCTAGAATCTCATCACCTTTTAAAGCCTTGCGAATCTTATCTCCTTCAAGGGTTACAAGGTATCCACTCTCAATCTTTTTGCCATCTGTAGATTCAAAATACTCAGCGTAGTCTTTGAAGTTTGAAGCACTTTCAACACGACCAACACCTAAGATATTGCCGTTTTGTGAGTCTATTTCCCATTTAGTATTAGCTGTAGATGCTTTACCTGTTCCATATCCTCCCCTAATGCTATAACTGTTGTTATTCTTAACAGCTTGGGAAGCTACAACCATTCTTGATGAGCCATCACCTTCAGTGTGACAGTTATTTGAGGCAATAACAGCTTGCCTTGATGCTTCTGTTGAAGATCCACCAGAGGACGCAATAACTGCATTACGTGGGCCTTTTGTTTTACAACCACCTGTTGTAGCAATGATAGCACTCGTACTGTCTAATGGGTGCCCTGAAGTGGATGCAGCTCTAAAGCCACCTTTAACATTGTTTGGTACAACAGAATACTTTTCACCGCCAAAAATAGCTGCGTCAGTATATCCGTAGGCTCTGACAAACAACAAATTTGCTTGCGTATTCGGGGATGTGATACCGGTTGTGCCGCCCTTTGTATGTAGGAGAGCATTTGATAAGTTAATATTGTACACACCACCACCAAGAACAACACCGACTGGAGCTGAATCTTGAATCACTAGATTACTAATCATTACATCATCAGTTCTTTGATCTCCACCTACTACGTGTAAATCACAGTCTGCTTTTGCGAACCCTGTTATAGTCATACCATTGACTGTAATCTTACGGCTTTTAAATTGGAAGGACACAATTGGATTGTCTTTATAGTCATAATCAGGATCTCCATAAGCCCTGAAGCCATGAATATCTACCCGTTGATATGCGGACACGTCTAATGCCCTTGGGGTAACACCCTCATACAAGCTATTGAATACAGGCTGAAATGCTGTACAGTCTACTAATGCTACGTCTCTTGCAGTATCACTCCATGGATCCTCTGCTTTGTGATGTCCTATATGCCTCAAATCATAGGAACGTACGTCACGAACAGAAACATGACTGATAATATGGATGTTTCTTGATGCTGGCCATTCTGTATGAGCCTTAACTTCTACACCTCTAATGTTTCCAGATGTAAAGTTCCCCGTTAACCATACATTTTTAGAACCATCATCAACTTCAATCCCATTTGAGTTAGACGATCCCTTATCATGTGCTTCACCTGATGGATTGATACAGTGACAGTTATTAATGAAAATGTATTCGCTATAGTGAGTCGTAATCCCATCGTCACCATAATTGGAAGCTCTACAATTATCTATCCAGACATATTTACATCCTTGTGCTGTGTAATCAGGCTCCTTGGCTGCGTCATGATTATAAGACGGAGCTGTAATATCAAAACCATGTAAGCCCGCATTAATTGAATTACAATTCTTAATCCACAAGTATTTAGTATTGGCAAATGTTACACAGCTTGATTGTATTCCGCCTTGTGCTCTTAATCCGCCTTGTCGGTCTTTATTCCAGTCAAACGTAATCCCCTTTACATAGATACCCTCGTTCCCTGCTTGATGATCTCTATTTGTAAGCAATATTGCTCCAGCTGGGGCATCATCAGGCATTTTGAGATAAGTGATATCTTCTCCTTTACCAATCAAACGACAGTTAGAAGGAACTTCAATTTGACCAACATATGTACCAGGAGAAAAATGGACTTCAACATTTCCTTCACCAATTGCATCTTTAAATGCTTGCGTACAGTCTGTAACACCATCAGGAACAGCCCCAAAATCATCAACATGGACAATTCTATCTAACTTCTTTTTATAATAATTGGCATCATAAACAAATCTCCCTGAAGCTGTAGCAAAAGTCTTTCCATCAATAGCTGAAACCCTCAAATCAATAAGCTCATTTATGTTATGGTTGTCACTATTTAGAATGAGGTTGTCAATTCTTGATGTGTCATACTTCAGTTTATCAGATACAGTAAATGCTCCATAAGCGATTTGGTCGGCTGCATGGGCTCCCCTCGTCTTTGCGTGGACTTTTAAAGCGTTCAAGCTTTGATTAATTCCTATTTCGGTCAATCTGGCATTTTCATCTAATATTGAAAACATTTTTGATGTTGGATTGACTCCATGATTCTTATTTAAATAAACCAATAATTATTTCACCTCTATTTTTGTCCCACAATCAGGATTTTCACTTTTGAATCACTAGGCACTTCAGTTGGTTCTATTAATTTCCCGCTCTGGTAAAAAGTCATGTTAAACTTAGAACCATCTTCGTCATCAATAGATATTGAAACACCTTTTTCCTTTAAAATTGATGAGGGTTCACAGGACACATACGTTACATCATAATCCTCATCAGTATTTAAAGTTAGAAGCTTAGAAGACAACGACAAATAACCTTCACCTGAAATAAGCTCCCATTGACCATTAATGAATTGAATGGTATATGAAAAAGCTTCTCTTTCTGGTGAAGGCGTGTTGTGTATCTGTTCAACCTGTGCTTTAATAACCGATAATTGTGAATCAATATAGTTTTTGTTGTTGTTAATATACCTTTGCTGCTCTTTAAGTCGCTTCTTATCCTCTATTTGCCTGTCTTCCGGATCTTGTTCCCCACCATTGAAAGTAAGTTCTGCGCCTTCAGACAAATCTAAAGGATTGTAACTCATCCCTGTAACACGTATACTGTCCTCAAAAACAATACCGCTTTGAACATCTGCAAAAACTTGAATAGTGTCTCCTTTAATAATTTCATCTTCAATTCCTTCTAAAACAGTGTTAATGTATTCATCATAAGTTAAATTATAGCTTACGTTTGCATATGGATTGACTTTCTTTGCGAGTAATTTTTCCATGTCTTCTTTGTTAGTTATTGTGTCGTCGATTACATCTTCAGCCCAAGAAGGCTTACCTTCAATTAAGTAATCTTTTTCCTCAGGGTGTATGTATACTACAGGAGGGAAAACGTATTTTTCATCATCGTTCTTAAAAGACCTATAAACAGTAATGATATCCCCACGCAACAGGTACATTATTGGATCAGTTTTTTTTGTGTTAGGGTTGGCTGTATCCCTTCCTTTGAATGTGGCTGTAACTTTATAGTCTTTACTGTCCAAACCTCGGATAATATCAAATTCTTGTTCTGTTGGGTTGGCATCTTTTTTATAAACAGAAATCGTTTTAGTTATGTCCCCTATTTTGAACTCCCATTTACCTCCCATTTTAGAAACAAGAGTTCTAAATTTAAATCCTGTACCATTAAACGAAAATGTAAACGTAGCTCCTTTTTTCTTGGTGTAGTCTCCTTTTAAGGAATCGTCATACTCCCAGCTACCAGTTTTAGAGCTATATGTTATTGATTGATCACCTAAGATATCTTTATCTTCCTTCAATTTCCCAAACCCTTTAACCCTGGTTGTTGTATCATCTTCATTTACTGTGAATTGAAAGGTTTTCATATTGGAAGCTGAATCAAATTTTTTATTAATCACCCTGCCCATTTTTTTGTAGACATAGATAGTCGTGTTATCAGCATCTATTTCAATTCCATATGTGTTTATGATGTCATCCATGAGTTCAAGTGAAGATTTAGAACCGAAATTCTCAAGTTTTTGGGAAGCAATATCCTTTGCATCATCCATTAAAATAAATTTGAATCCACTATCCTTTAAAGCGAAAGATAGAGCTTCATTTAGACTCTTTTTCCCTTGTATTGTACTTGCGATACGGTTCTTTCTTAAACGAAAAACATAGATATGAGTAGCTGTGACTTCTTTGGTGTATACATCACCTTCCACCTTAGGAGTTACACTATTGATAAAATAGCGCTGAGATTTATGTTTTACTTCGTCTACAACAATGAAGTTCCTCCCAACCAAGGCGTTGAACGGTATCAAATTGTTTTCATCTTGTTCAATTGTAAAGGAGATATCCTTTTTACCGTTAATGTCATCATTGAGTTTGGGATCAACATAACAAATTTCATATGATTTGTTTGTCAACCTGTCCAAGACAAACATTTGATTTATCTTGATCACCTCCTAAAGGTAATAAAAATGTGTTATGAATCTAATATCAGAATATGAAGCGTTCTTAATCGTGAAGACATTTCTTCCGGGCTCCAACGGAGGGAACCTCCCATTCTTGGTAGTAACTATAGTCGATCCATTTAAAACGTAATGTTCAAAAAGACTTAATTTATTTTTTTTGGATTGACTGCCTACAAGGGTTACACTTGTTCCATTTGTTTCATTAGCAATAATAATGTCTTTACCTTCTAAATACATTTCAACGTTGTATTTAAAATTCATTGGATCTAATGTCTCGTCTCCAAGGTTATAGACAATGAATTTGTTTTTATTCTTAAATTTATAGATTGGATCATCAACAAGTTCAACATTCATCCCAATATCCCAATGCTTATCAATTAAATTTATGTTTTGAGAAGTATTGTAAAGTGATTCTGAGAGACCTTGAATTGCCGTTAGTGTGATATCTACTGTTGCCCAAGGTTTATCCTCTTCCTGAACAACTGAAAACGTATCATCACATACAACCAACCATCTTTTATTTGGCTCGTAAGTGTGCCCTACATAATAGGGATCTTTTCTTTTAAATAATCTGAACAAATCTCCCCTCAACAGGTAAAATTGTTCTGAATTACTTACTGAGATATTTAATCTCACAGTTATCTTTCGTTCTTTGAATCTTCCTCTGTTGTTTTTCTTCGGCGTAATAATACCATTACGGAGAGGATGAGTCTTTGTTTTCCTTTCAAAGTCAGCTGATTCAGGTCTAAATGAGCTAAGTGAGACACCTCCAAGGCGCTCACTTAAAAACTTCTCATCTATAATAAGATCATATTCTTCCATCAATTCACCCCTGCTAACAGTGCTTTTCTTCCATATCGTTTATTTGACCTTTGATCCATTTTCTTACCAATGGATTGTTCAAAATCAATCGCAACATTTATCCCCTCTTTAATAGAGTTATAAATACCTTTAAGGTAATTGATTTGTTGTTTAAGTTGATTTATCTGAACATCTTGTCTGCTTGTTATTGATTCAATCGAAGGTATACGGGGAGTATTAGAGGACGTATCTAGGCCTAAATCTTTACCTGCTTGTGCCCAGATTCCAATGTTTCGCTCTCTATATTTCGGATCGCTTGTAATTATGTGTTCATCGTAACCACGTTCATTTAACATCGCCAACTTAGAACCGCCTGTTCCGGGTGAAGTTCCTCCTGATTCATATCCAACGTAACCTCCACCCTTGGCCATTGATTTAAGTCCAGGATGATTCATAATTCCGCCATATCTACTGTTGGTATAGTTAATTGCGGCAAGCACTTGGTGAACAGGATTCTTAATGTTTCCATATCCAGGCTCTTTATGAGCATTAAAGGTACTTGGGATGAATTGCATTAACCCTTGTGACGGGTGTCCGGCTTTGGCGTTGCTGTCCCATAAGTTAATTGAATTAGGGTTGCCGCCTGATTCTTGCATTGCTATCGTTTCTAAAGCACCTGCAAATTGAGAACCTAATCCTTTGATTTTCAATGCTTCAGCTACCCATTTCTTAACTGCAGCTGTACCACCACCACCTAAAAATGTCCCGACTGTATCCATTAAACTGTCTATACCTGTTTTAGCTAGACCGCCTATTGCTTTTAATGGACTGCCGCTTATTTTTGTAAACCAATCAGGAACAATACTGTCTGCAATACCAAACATTCCGGCTGCCTTATCCCATAGAAAACCAGCGCCTTTCATAATCCAGTCAAAATATTGCCCTATCCCACCTTCATACCCAGGGAAACCATGGCTTTTTAGAAGTCGCTCTGTTTGTTTATTCGGTAGGACTGAAGTACCTGGGTTTAAGTTACGGAGCTCTGATCCTTTATTCCCTGATAGATATGTACCGACACCTGGTTCATGAATGAGCTCTCGCCCTTTCTCACCAACAATCGCTAAACCCCCAGAGTGACCCCTATTTGATGTACCACGAGCATAAGCACCCTTTTGAGCACCGCCTAATGAACGACCGGCTGTTTTAGGTGCTGATTTCTTAGACTCTTTTGGCTTTTCGGATTTATCTTCGCCAGAGAAAATTCCTTTAATCCAGCTCCATGCCGATCCAACCTTATCCATCATCATGTCCCAACCGTTTTTAACATCCCCAGTTTCCTCATCAATTTCATTAGCATGTTCTCCAGCTTGTGCTTTAGCTTCTTTAACTACTTTCTTATGCATATCTTTAGCGGCCTTAACAGAGCCGTCACGTTGCTTCTTAGCTTCCTTGATCATCTTATCTGCCTGTTCTTTGCTTATTGATCCAGTCTCATCTCGCTCTCGGATAATGGCAGCGACAGTTTTATCATATTTCTTTTCAGCTTCTTTAACGGATCCATCACGGGCTTTAATACTATTTTTGATAGTATCTGCAGCTTGACGAGCTGTGATATTAGATGATTCATTTTTCAATTTACCAAGAATGGCTTTTTGTTCAACTTCACTCTTACTCATCGTTTTAACAGCAGTTGTCATCATTTTGTTTTGAATAGAATTAATTTTCACTTGTTCAGCCTTAGTTAATGATCGTTTTTCATTGCTTGCCTTATTTAAAATTGACTGAATTTGCTTTTGGTTTTTATCTACTTCTTTTGTCTGCTGACTTTGCTTTTGTTTAACATTGTTTAGGATTGACTCTTGTTCTTTTTTACTCAATGATTTACTGGATGCCAAAAACGTTCCCAAAGCTTTATAGCTTTGATCTCCTTTAGTTTTAATGCTTGTTTTGATTTTGTCTCCCATTTGATCAAAGTTTTTCGTGATATTGTCAGCTGCTTCCTTGGATACTTTTTGACCTGACCAATTCAACTGATTTAATTGTTCCGTGGCTTTATCGTTTAGATTTTTGTATGCAAGAACAGACTTTGTTGTGGATTCAGATACCTTATTACCGAAACTGTCCAGCGTAGGTATAGTGTCTTTTTGCATATGTTCATTGAGCTTTATACCAGCTTCAGTTAATAATGTAACACCAGTTATCGCTAAACCAACAGGGCCACCTAATGCACCAAAACCAAGCCTTAATAAACTAGCTCCTCTTGCAACTCCACCTAAACCACTTACTAGCCCTAGTGCTTTTCCTCCTAATCCACCAAATTTTCCGGCTGTTTGTGCAGCTTCTCCTGCCAGTCCTGATGCTGCTTGAGTAGCAGTTTTTGCTTTTCCACCAAATCCAGTAAGATGAGTAGCGGACTTTTTCGCGTTTTCTCCAAAACCAAATAAGCTTTTACCGCCCTGAATAATTTCGGGTAAAAACGTTGTTGCTATACCTAAGACAGCTCCCCACTTACCGCCAAAAATAGTCATTGCTCCACCAGCTAAAAGTGAAGCACCTCTTAATTTCCCCATGCCTTTTGTGGCGCCATTGATTCGGGCATTTGCTCTTTCAACTCTGGATCCAGTTACAGTTGCAGCAGTTCCCAAGGCAGTCATTGAAGCGCTGGTAGTTGCTGATTGAGCACGATAACGCCCCATAGCAGCAATACCATTACTCATAGCGCCTGTAATGCTTCCTACCCCTCTTATCACTGCACCCAACGCAATTGTAAGAGGAGGAACGACAGCTGCTAACCCAGCAATGGCTATAACACTATTACGGCCAGCAGGAGATAGCCCATTCATCCAGTCGGTAAATTTATGAACTGCATCTGACGCAACTTTAAAGCCTGGTTCAATTGTATCCAACATAACTTCGCCTAATGGAACCAAGGATGCTTGGAGCTCCCTAAAATCTTTGGCGGCACGATCACTCAAGCTACTTTTTAATGCTTTACCTGCCTTGTCTGTAGCACCTTCCACATTATTAAAGCTGTCAGTAACCTTAGCTAATGCAGATACACCTTTTTGTCCCAAGTCTTCAAATTGAGTTCCCATGATGGCTTGACCAAGCGTGTATGCCTTACTTTTGTTAGACATGCTATCAATATCTTTCATAATAGACGTAAATACTTCGTCTCCGCCTTTACCCGTCTTCTTAAATTCTTTGTAAAGGTTTTGAGTATGCTTGGACAAAGATTTCATTGCATCACCAGCAGAACCGTCAGATAAACGTATGTTCATTTCTTTAACTAAGTCACCGACTTTATCTAACTGAAATGCACCTGTTTCTGCTCCTGCTTGAAAGATTGAGAACATTTTATTAACTGAGAAATCCGCTGCGGCAAATTGATTTGAATATTCATTAATTGAGTCTAGGAACTCATCAGAATAATTCAACCCCCGTTGAAAACCTGTTGTAATAAAATCCATTGATTTGTCTACAGATAAGTTGTCAAAAGAGTTCTGCATTGAATTGATAGCCTTTGTGATGTCATTTCCTTCTTCATCAAAAGTCTCGGAAATCACCATCGTATTTTTGGCAACCTCTTTTGTTGTCTCAACTGAAGCCTTTTTTAAGGATTCAATATTATGTCTAACGTTTACAATTGCTGTTTCAGCATCATGCGTACTTTCTCCAAAACCTTGTGTCCAAATATTATTTGCAGCTTTCGAAACTTCCTTAGCTTCTTCACTTGTTAGCCCTAAAGCTGCTTGTATTCTCCCTGTAGATTTTTCAACATCACTTGCAGTTTTTATAGCTACTGCCCCAAGTGTTGTTAAAGGTGCTGTTAATCCAACAGAAGCTACCTTACCAACCTTACTTAAATTATCCCCAAGTTTATTTGCACTGTCTGAAAAATCACTTAGTGCTGCGGAAGTTTTCTTCCATTGAGATTGTTGATATTGTAATTCAGCAGTTGTGTCCTTTAACTGTCTTCCTAACTTGTTATAACGTGCTTGTGCAGTATTTAAAGCAGCTGCAGCTCGTAACGTTTCTTCTGAATGCTCACCTTGCGTTTTTACTAATTCATCGTATCTTGCACGCAATTGTTGAACTTTTTGCCCCTGAAGCTGATACATCTTTCCCAGGTTTTCTTGCTTAGCTTTAAGCCCATCTAATGAGTTGCCAAAATCAGCAGTCTGGGAAGCAGTAAGCGTTAATTCACTTCTTACTGCAGCCATAGCTGCATTGATACCTTTTGCTCCTTGGATAACACCTGTACCATCCATACCGACTGTAGCTACGAAACTTACTAATTCCTCTCTGTTTGCCACGCTTCCACCTCCCTAGAATACTTGATCAATCGGCACCTTTTTAACACTCTTCCATTTCTTTTTCCTTTGTTCAACTGGATCATTTTTCTTGTCTAAAAACTCAATGTAATCATATAGGAATTTGTAGTCCATTCTATGTAAACCTTCAATAGTTGATCCTTTACTCTCTACAAGAAGATCAGTAATTTCAAGCACTTGTTCTATTTGTTCATCAATGGTTAATTGTTTTGGTTTGTTTCCATTGCCTTTGCTATCAACTTTCCCAATTCATCAGCCTGCTTTGATTCCATTTCTTTAATTTCCTCACGTGTTGGATGATTTAATAGTCCAACATAAATAATGTCATAAAAAGTGTCTTTTGCTGTTAGAGCATTAAACCCTTTCTTTAATTCATCTTTTGTAAACTGCTTATCAAATGCCGCTGTGATGAGGGAAAAACGTTTATCAAGTAATTTGTCCATTTCTTCAACGTCATTAGCGTTTACCGTCGCAGCATACTTTTCTAATTCTAAGGCTTTTTTATGCAAAGTCAGTGGTACAAAATCCTGTGTAAATTCTTTATCTTCACCATTAATTCTCAATTTAATTTCAATCATCAAGTTTCCTCCTAATTAAAGAAGGCACCTCTATAAAAAGGTGCCATGAATATTTATTCTTGTGGTTCAATTATGTCTTCAGTTTTATCGAGTGAAGGGGCTTCAATTGCCCCTGTATCAGGGAGTAGTAGTCTTTTCATCTAATTTTTCCAGATCAAATACTTGATCAAAGAAAATTGGTGCAAATTGTGTAGCAAAATCTGCATCATCTGAGTCACCAACAATTTTAAATACTTTGTCATGCTTTCTGTTGACAAACGTACCTTCGATGTCAACTTCTTGGAATTCGGCTTTATCATTTCCTGTTTTCCATTCATCAGATGGTACAGTAAACTTCCCTTTAGTTAACCATACAAGACGCTCATTCCCATTTTCCTTGGTTCCTTTAAATCCAATAGCAACATATGGAGAGATAGCATTTGCTTTGTAAGCAATCACTCCTTTTTTCAATTCAAGCCCTAAAATATCTGCTAACACATCCTGTGGAATCGCAGTGGTACCCATTGTCACCTTAGTATCCCCTGTTTTTTGTTGAACAGCATGAGTTCCATTATCTGCCCATTGTGTAGCAATATCCACTGAGGTATCAACCTTAATATTTTGAAACGGACAAAATGGTTTCACTTCACCATATGTTGGTTTTGCTGATTTTTCATCTGTGATAAGTTTTGCATAAACTAAATCTTCTGCGCCTACAATTGAACTTGTAGTATATGTAGTGTTTGTAGCCATTATTTTTCCTCCTGCAATTTTACTTTTGCTATGTAAGTCATCGCTTTGCGATAAGCGCCTGTGTTTTCCTCATAAAAAGGAGTCACCCCTGTTCGTTTGAACTTGAGTGACTTCATTAATTCATCTATTGCTGTTTGAATAGATGCAATATCGTCCAATGTCCAAAAATCAACTTGCATACTAATATCACTAGCTATAGCTTTATTATCTGTGTAATCGTCATTTATGTTATTTAACTCACAAACTCTTATGTATGGATAAGACATAGGATTTCCTTCTGAATCTTCATCAGGAACAGTCTGCCTATAAATCCTGCCTCCTACTAAATCAGTAACAGCTTTGTCACTCTCAAGTGCCGACATCACTATTACTTCCATATCAATCATAGCCCCAGCCCCTTCAATAATTCTTGCCGCATTGCTTCTCTGATTTCCCCTTTAGCTTTTTCCATGGATCTCGACATAAAGGGGTTAGGCGGTTGTTTGGATGTGCCTTTTTCAATAAACTTGGCTCTCCAGTTAGTGTCTTTACCTGGAGCAATAGCAACTTGACGTTTTCCGCCTACCACCTCTACATCAAATACTTCGATATCATCCCTTATGTGCATGTGATTAATATCAGATACAGGAACTTCACTTTTCATTGATTTCTTTGCGACGTTCCCACCAGCGAGTAAGACATTTTCCTCTACACTGTCGTACCTGTATCCAATTTCTTTTATCTTTTTCTCAATGTCCATATCACCTTCAATTCGTAAGAATGCACTCATTAGATCACTTCCTTGCATTGAAGCATGATACTTTTCTTAGTTTTCAGATCAGGCTTTACTAATTCAATTGTGTACATAATGCCTTCAAACTCAACTTCATATCCACTTTTGATTTCGACATTTCTTATGTAAGGTATCTTAAAAAGAGTTGCATACTCCAAATGAGCAGCGGCCGCTTGGAAGAACATTTTAGCTGAGGTATCAATAACTTCAGCCCATGTTTTCGTTAGGAACTCTGTGATTTTTGTTGGCAGTTTTGTCTTTGGATCTTTTTGATTTAGAACTTTATAAATAGATATTCTTGTATTAAACGTCGCTGGATTCATCTTCTTCACCACCACAAATTGCAGATTGAATAATTAAGGGGGTTATTGATGCTAACGCTTGCCCCATACTTTTTTCAGTCACTCTATATTCTGCAAAAATGCCAGCCACAAGGATGGTTAGATACTCATCCCCGTGACCATCAGCGTTTTTTGTGTATTTTTCAGCTGCATTTAAATAAAACGAAAGAAGATCATCCTCGTCTTCATGTTCAATTTTAAGATGTCGCTTTAATTTATCCAGCAGCCTGTGCATCAGCGTTCAACTCCATTTTGTAAACGGAAGGTTCAAATGGAGAATAAACAAGTTGACCATCATTTAGATTCCAGATTTTAAATCCGATGTGGTTTGTATCTGAATATTTTTCAACTAGTTTAGTAATTTCCATTGTGCCAATAACATCTTGAATGTGGAAATCAGAGAAATCACCAAAATACAAACGTGAAACATCAGGAGTATCACCGTCTACATAATCAGAAACCTCCACAGGGAATCCAATTAAACGATAACCAAACCCATTTTCAATACCTTGATCTGTACGGAGTAGAGGGAATCCATCTGGAGTTTTCAATGTTTCAATATCTGTTAATGCTGCACGGTTAATCAACCAGCGGGCATTCTTAAGCTTCTCAGTCGGTACTGTATTTTTGATCTTGACAAATTTATTGTACATGTCAGTTTCAGTTGTTTTGAAATCAACTGCTTTATTTATTAATGATCCTGGATTGTCAGTTGCGCTAAACATAAACTCTGCTTCTTTACGAACATACATCTTCTTAAGTTCATCAATAACAACTTTTTCAACAGGCATATCTGTCATTTGAAGGAGCTTCTTGGTAACAATAATTAGAGCGTCTGTTTCGGAAGGGTTTAGGTAAACCTCATCAAAGCCAATATCTGATTCCGGAATTGGATTATCAAGCTTACGTTCATCTTTATGTCTAGAAGCTGTCCCTTTCTTAACAAGGATTGGGAAACCTTGACGACCTTTTGTAGTATGAGTAGTTCCTAATCTCCGTAACGGATTTTCTTGTTGTGCATATGTAATGATCTCTTTAGCAAGAAACTCTGGAACTAAGATGTTACCAGCACCATTTTCAATTCCTAGTGCACGGGCTTCGGCTGGACTAATTCTATCCAGTAATAGGTTTGCAAATGCTTTACGCTGTTCTTGTTCTTTAACACTTTTACGCTTTTCTGTTGTTAAACCCTTCATAATATTACCAACCATAGCATCACGTTTTTCTCCTGATAAAACACCGCTACGTTGTTCTTCATCTCCCTTACTTTTTTGTTCTTGTTGTTCAGATTGCTCAGTTTCTTCTTTACCTTCATCTTTTTGTTCATCATCACCAGTTAGTTTATCTAACTCAGCTTTAACACTTTGCAATTCGGCAGTTAAATCTTCAATTTCTTTCTCTAGAGCTTCAACAGCTGATTCTTCAACCTTGTCTCCTTCTAAATCTGAACGAATTTCCTGCATTCTTGCTTCAATTGTTTCTTTTCGTCTTTTTAGGATTTCTGTTAATTTCATTAATTTGTTGCCTCCTGTATTGTTTGGATTAATTTTTGTTTTTTCTTTCGTAGTTCATGATCTTTCTTAGCTTTTTGATAAATTTCTTCCCCTGAACGGAGGTGTGCTTCAGTATCTTCATAAGCTGGGATTGCTACAACGCTAATTTCAAATAGTTCAACTTCCTTTATAGTCCTTACGTTTGGTTGGGATTCGTAATCCCACTCCTCGCTAACAATATTGAAGCCAAAACTACATTGATTGATATCACCCCTCTCCATACTCTTTTTCAAATCCGAAACCCATTGAGTATCTGGAGGTGTCACTGTAAATTTAAGACCTTTTTCATCTTCTTCAAGTGATAAAGTCCCGCTCCTAGTACGTCCAAGAACGTAGTCCCAGTTATGATTAAACAACGCTCTGACATCTGATTGATTAGACAAAGCTTTTGAAAACGCTCCAGGAGCTATAACCTCAGTAAAATAACCCCCGATATCTGCAGGGCTATTAAAAACAGCCCCATAACCAGTAATCTGTGGGGCTGTTTCTCCTTCATTATTTTGTTGTCTTATTTCCAGCCCATTAATTTGAAAGGTTCTCTGTTCCTTCTTCAGAATTTTCACCTCCTTCCAAGGCTGATTCAGTTACTTTTTCTAACTTGTCAAGTCCGATTAAATCTTTACTTATGTAAAGCTTACTTGACTCTTCAGTTCCTAATCGTTCGAATCCAATCATTTCCCTCGAATCATCAGGAGTAGCAATTGAAGTTCGAACTAAATTGTAAGCAATATCAGTTTTCTGCTTCATTCCAACGTAATCAAGCAAGTTATGCTTAAATTTCACTTTCAAATTGCTGTCTTTACCGAACAAAAGTATGCTTAAGTGTTCCTCAAAGTTTTTAAATATCGGTTTTAGGCAACTATTAAATAATTTCATCATTGCTTGTTCCATATCTTTTTGTTCCAGCTTGTCCAACAAATCAATATCAAGTCCAAAGTATTTGCCCAAGTCCTTTTTATAGACGTTTAGATATTTTAAAATCTTTTCATCATCAACCGGAGACTCTAATGCTTGAATGTCATACCCTTTTCCAAGTGGAATCAACTTTGTTTTATTCGATGTAGGGATCTCTTCTAATTGGTTAAGAATAGCTTTAACTGTTTTATTCTGCATGGTATTTGTTGGAGTTAAATGAGCATCTAATTTAAGCAAAAATGCAATTAGACCGCCCTTCTTATACTTTTCAGTTAATGCACCTTCAGCATTCATTACACCTTCAAGTGTTTCTTTAGCTAATTCAAGAAGACCAACCCCATTAAGATGATTCAACCCAATATTTTTAATGTGACGAATCATGTAATTTGGGATTATTGAACCTGAATATGAAAAACATTCTGTTCCTGCTGCTGTTAATTCATATTGTGTGCCTTCCAGTATATGAAGTTGGTTTTTTTGGTCATCATAGAATGGAAATACGTCTCCTCTAAGTAAATACACATTGGTCAGAAGCTTTTTAAATTCAAATCCCGTTAAATAGTCGTTAGGATTATTAAGAGCTATTAGAGCCTTTTGACTTCTCCAATCGTTCACCGGCTTACCTGTATACTTATCCTCAACAATAAAGTCTGTCATGGCAATTTGATCACTAATTAATTTCATTAGGTTATAGGTATCTGATGACTTTAAAATGTTGTCATCGTTAAGAAAATGCCCGTAGGTGAAGTAACTGCTTCCTTGTATATCGAAGCTACGTTTATTGCTAATTTTATTTAGAAAATTTCTTATTAAACCCACTAATTCACCTCCTTATCTATAAAGGTCGTCTAACATTTCGTCGTATTCGTCTTCATTAAAATCTGTAAGCATCATCATGGTTTCTTTGTGAGCTGCAAGGAATGCAGAAAAACCATCTATTTTATTTTTACTCTGTTTTTTAGAAGGTCGTTTAAGTCCTTGAGAGTTCTTATCAGCAACTACATTTTCGGTGCAATATACAAATAACGGGTTATCTGTTTTAATCCTCTCTTCATACATTAGAACTTCAACATCATCAAACGGTGAATTTAATACTGTTGAATATTGTTTAACTTCAACACATTCGACTCCCTCGTTCTCCAAGGCCTCAACTAGTTTCTCAGATAACGCAGGGTCTAAATTCACCTGAAGAACTTCATAATTTCTTGTACATTCTATTATGAAATCTTTAACCATATCCTGATCAATGGTTTTACCAGGGCACAACGTTAAAAATCCCTTTTCGACCATTTGGCGATAAGGAATTCCTTCTAGCTTCTCTCTAGCTTCTAAATTATGCTCTGGAAGAAAATACATTTGCTTAACCTTTAGAATGGATTTTCCGCTTGAGTCATGCGTTGGGATATTGATTGAAACACAGGTTAAGTCAGTAGTCCTGGCCAAGTCTATACCTAATACAGCTTGTTCACCAGACAAGTCGCCTAAATCAGTGATAAGTTCTCCTTTATCATCTTCAATCATTCGTTGAACGATATCCTTTTCAAAATATGTTCCAGTTGTTCTTACAAAAATGTTCAGATACTTTGACAGAAATTCATCCTTCCGCTCAGCGCTCATCTGTGCTGTTTTAAACTCACTTTCTACAAAGGTCGGTTGAACACTAATTCCCCAGTTTGGATTTACTTTTTCCCAAACCTTACGATCATCCCACTTATCACCTTTATCAGGCTCTGTTATGTAAGTGAAATAAGACACATCTTCATCCTCTTCAGATTTATTGGTAAGCAAGCTTTTAGCATAATCATAAATCTGTAAACCAACTGAAGTCGTACCTTTACCGGCAGTTGAAATTATAAACATGAGTGGCTGTAAGCGTGAGCCCATTCCAGATTTCAATACGTCATACATATCTGCATTGTTTTGGGCGTGTACTTCATCGAGGAGAACAAAGTGAGGGTTCTTACCGTCTAACCCTTGAGTATTTTTAGACAGAGGAAGAAGACTATTTTCAAATTTCTTGTTATCAATCATGTATCTGTAATAAATAGCATTCACATGACCTTTTGGCCCTTTGTAAATCTGAGTATTCAATTTAAGATCAGGGCTGTTCTCAATTGTCGCAGCAATTTGTTTGGCAGCAATGTTAGCTTGCTCGGAATCAGTCGCAGCTGTAAAACACTCAGCACCTACTTCACCATCTGCATACATAGCATAAGTAGCAGCTCCTGCAGCTAAAACAGTTTTCCCATTCTTACGAGGAATTTGAACATACACCGTTCTAACAGCCCTAACAATATTTCCGAATTCATCTTTTCTATAAAAACCATAAATGTTTGTGAAGATGAATTTCTGCCATAATTCTAATTCAATTGGCTTTCCCGCTAAATTACCTTTAGAATGCTTACAGAATGTTTCTACAAAATCCATAACTTTGTTAGCTTCATCAATATCTAACCATATGTCTGACCTTTTTTTCATTCTCTCATAGCGTTCAATTACCTTAATTACTGATTTGCAATGTCTTTTTTTATTCTTCATGACATAGTCAACATACAAATCAGCGTAGTTCACACCCTTTTCAATCACTTATCAGACCTCCATTTCTTGTTGTAATTATGGAAGCCTTCTGACCTTTTTTGTTTATTAGCATCATCAGTATTCTTATTTTGAATCTTGGGTGTCAGTGATAGCTGTTCTAACAATTTTGCCTTTTTATCATTCCAATCTTTAACCTGCTGTGCTAATGGATGCTTCATTTCATTGGTAGCTCCTGCTTTATTCGTATGAACAGAAGTAGCAGGAAACCCTTCATCACGCCATTCTTCATACATTTGCGTGTAAATAACATGAGCATCCAGATAAGTTTCAATTAAAGAATTGAACTTAACAATGGATGCTCCCTCTTCTTCCAATATAGGCACTATTCTTTTTTTCTCTTCTAATCGTATCTTGTTTAGTTTTTTTGTTCTTGCTGATTTTTGCTGTGGCGTTAGCTCATTCAAACTGACACCCCCCTTACAAATTTTTCACCTTTCGATACACAAGACTCCCCCTACGATATCCCCAAACTAAAAAAATTTTTGAAAAATGGATGGGGGGGTTTAATTTTCGTTTCGTTTTCAATCTTCGCATGACATTTTGGACAAAGGAGAATTAAATTTTCCTCATCTAGTTTTAAACTCGGATCCTCTGATATTGGAACAACATGATGAACGTGTGCACTCTTTCCATAAGTGAATTTCTTACACTCTCTGCATCTAGCTCCATCACGTTGATAAATGTAATCCCTCATCCCTCGCCAAGCATCTGTCCTATAGAATGACTTATTAGCTGATTGGAACTTACCTTGTCTCTTCTTTTTTCTTTGATGATCCTTACAGTAATAGCTCCCATCTATAGCTAAGTTAACACAGCCATCTCTAATACAGTATCTCACTTTTCATCATCATTCTTTTCTTCATTCTTTTTAGTGTCATTCTTTTTAGCATCATCTTTCTTCTTCCCTGGTTTAGGATTAGTGTTATTCTCAACAAACACACTGGCTTTCTTCTTACTATCCCAAACTAATTTGCCATGCGCTGTTTCAATTGTTACTTCACCTTTCGCTCCAAACTTTACACCCATTATTATTACACTCCTTTCCTTTTAGCTTGAATTCTTTGTCGCTTTCTCTTTGAAATCACATCTTCGTATGAATAACCATCAGTATTATTTAGGTGTTTTCTATCTAAAAACAATAGCTCACCAAGTCCATACTTACTATCATCAAACTTCGGTGGGAAGTAAGACGTAGTGAAATCAAACTTAATACATGCTGCTCGTACAAAGTCTAAGCTCTCATCCAACTTCTTCTCAAGCATCTCTTTTCTTTTATTCATCTCTTCAAGCTCTTTCTTAATTCTAGGTACATTTTCCTCAAGCTCATAGCAAGCAACATCAAAAACTTTTTCTCTGAGTAAGTCCTTCCCCATTATTCAACCACTCCTTTATTAGTTCTCTTGTTATCAGCATATAGATCATAATAATAAACACCATCACGCTTACTCTTCTCTATTGCATTCTGAGTTGCTATATCAACGAGAATGGCTATCTCACTATCTGACAATCTATTAGTTTGGTTCTCGTACTCTAATCTTACATATCCATCATCACCGAACTTAGTAGCAAGTGAATCCTTAAATTTCTTTTCATTGAAGTTCACATTAATTCCAATCTCAATGAATGAATAGTTTTGTTCAATTGCTTCTAGCCGCATCTTCACGTCTTCCATTGCTTCATTGAAGTTGCTTAGTGTTTGAGATGCTTGTGTTGTATCAACAGTGATTCCCAAATGATTTGTCTTCAAGTTAAATCCCATCCTTTACATCTTCATATTGTGTACCAAACAAACGTACTCCAATTGAATACTTTTTATCTGGGTCTTCCACTTCATCTAATAGTTCTAAAGTTAAAACAAACTTATCTTCCTTAGAAAATAATGCTTCTCCTAAATCTCTTATAGCTTCTTTTGTTTGTTCGGATTCATCATTGAGTCTTAGGTAAAACTCTTTTCTCAAATCCATTATTTTATCCGCTACATCACTTAATTTTCTACTCATTTATTCACTCCTCAGAAAACGGAAATGTATTTATAAATTGCCTCAGTATCTCCATCTTTTCACGCTTTGTTACATCTATCATTAATGGCTCCATTCTTGCTTCTACATTGCTTGTCTCAGCCCACTGATTGAACTCTTCAACTCCAATGTTAATTCTCTCTACATGCAATTGTCTCTGTTTAATATTTAGTTCAATTTTCTTTTTACTCGTCTCAATATCGCCTTCAATTTGTTTTAACAATAAATCCATTTCCTCACGCCAAGACTTGAATTGTTCAATGTACATTTCTTCTTCTGTCATTTGCTCACTCCCCTTTATAAGCTCTATAGGCTTCTCTAAGATCCCAAATGTCTTTACATGAAACATCAGTCCAATAATCTTCTCTACCTGCTTTACTACCACACCGAGAGTTCTTTTCCAAAAAGGCTTCAATCATTAACTCTAAATTTTTCTTTAATACGTCCTCTTGCTTTTTATCATCCATTCAATCTCCTCCTAAAATAAAAAAGAAGATACCAAATGGCATCTTCCTAGTTTGCTAATTTATTTTTGTAAAGTGATTTCATTATCACTAATACGTCGTATTAAGTAAGGGCCATTAAAAGCACCTGATGCCCCATTTGTGTCTTCAAACTTAATACTAGTGATAATTACCTTTTGTTCAAACAAAGAGTCAAATGTTTGTTCTATATTGCCTGAATCAGCTTCAATAATTAATTCATCATCGTACCTCTCATAATAACCTTCACCATTAATTACATTCCCATTATTAATAACCATCTTACTGAAACTTTTCATAATTATCCCCCTATTACTGTTATTACTTAAATTGTAACAGGATGGACTTTTAAAGGGAATAGATTGGGATCGAACACCAATTAGGCTAATTAACCACTACTGTTATGTATGTTGTTTTCTGTCCTTGTTTAGATATTTATAGTCGCTCGCGAATCGACTTTATTTAATACGTTGCTTTTCTCGTTCATTCTTCTCACCATCACGCACTCCTCGCCAATAACCTATAGAAGAGATTAATGAAAAAATAGCGCAGAGTATCCCTAGCCTTACTCCTTCTAATAAGAAACCACCGATAAAACACAAGACTGCCATAGTAAGACAAGCAAGAGATTCAGCAATTAATCTATTCACAGTCTACTCAACCTCCACCTTGTGAGTTTTGTTATTGATGATTGATTGAACCGTCTGAAACGCACATCCATAAACACTAGCCATTTGCTTGCAGAAAGCTAATTTCGCATCTTCCCAATATGTAAATGCTTTTCGAATTTCTTGTACTTCATCTTCAGTAAGTAATTTTCTCTGGCTCATCTTCTCTCTAACACGCTTATCATATTGCAACGCCCGTGTAGTGAATTTAAGGTTAGCAAATGAATTGTTCGCTTTATTCATATCAATATGGTCAATTTCAAGATTCTTTTCTCGCCAAAAGTCTTTAGTGACTTCACATGCAGCCATCATTACAATTTCGTGCATGTAATAAGGTTTTCTTTTCCCATCATCGGATTTAAGTCCTGTCATTACATATCCAATATCGTTTGGTTGTGGGTTTAACCATTTATTCGTTACGGTGCTATACACTTTCCCTTCTTCGATATCACAGAAATATTTCGTGTGTCCTGGTACAACCTTTAAATTTCTTAAATCAACCTTCTCTGAAACTTTAATCAAATTTGTTTTCCTCCAATAATTTTAATTTTGTGTGCAAGCAGAAAAAAGCCCTTCAACCTGTAAAGGCGGGCTTAATCTCTCGCATCATCTCAACTAAAATTCAATTGGAGAGGTGTCATCACGACATGCTCATAGTTCCAATTTCCATTCACCCATTAAAAATTAATGAGTCAATGCAGATTAGAATTGTTGATTTGATCATCTTAAGTTATAATCAAAATTAAAAATGGCGTAAGTATGCTTAAATTTAGAATAAACGAGTGGGATTAAGACTGTTTAAAGGTTTCCCTTCCCACTGAAACGTTCCTTTCCTCCAATGCTCATGTGCACCTGAACACCTTTGGCGGTCTGCAACTACCCAATTGAAAAGCTTAAGGGAGATAGCGTACCGATCTATTGACCAATACGCTGGAGAATAAAAGGAGAAATGTATTTGATCTGGAGGTCATAATAACCCTTCATGTGTAAATTAAGCTTTCGACCTCCCTTAAGCTTTCCCTTATGGCATTTATCTCTGAAACACGGTTGAGCCCAGTCACAGCAAGGCTTCAAGCCACCTTTTTCACTAAACTTTTTCCGGTAAAACTGCTGTATCGCTTACCAGGCAAGGGATTGACGGGTTTCTAAAGGTGGTAGCAGACTTTGTTCCCTTATGGCGATTATCCAAAAAAGTACTAGAACATCAGTAATGACAAGGCTTCAAGCAACCTTTTCATAACTACAAAATTCGGTAAATCTTCTCTATCCCTTGGGAGAGTAAGGCTCACAGCACTTTCTATTTCGCTACCAGTTATTTTCTCTTGCTATTCCCTTATGACGATTAACTATAAAGAGGCTTTCAGTCCAGTCATATCAAGGGTTCAAGGCGCTTTATTTGTCAAACTTTTTCCGATGAAAACGCCGAATCCATTGATACGATTGGGTTCAAGGAACTTTTATTACCGTTACATTCATTTCTCTCCCTTATGGCGATTATCTCCCGAACCCCCTTCAGACCTTACGGGGCAAGGGCTCAGGGCACTTTTTCCAGCAATATTTTTTCAGCAAAATCGCTGTACCCATTGGTGGAGTAAGGACGAAGGCAGTTTCTATTTATCTCCTTTCGGTTTTTCAATTCCCATTAAATCCATTTATTGTATATTTTGTTGATATTCTTCTTCATTCCCTTATGGCGATTATCTTGAAATCACCCACGAGCCTATATGTGACAATGGCTCACGGCTCTTTTGCAGCTCATCTTTTTCCGGTAAATCGGTTACACCTGTTGGGAGAGTAAGGTTCATGACACTTTCTAAATGCTAACAGAATCTATTTCCCTTATGGCGATTACGTATTTTTATACCTCCAAGGGGTATTAACCCCTTATGAGAGTAAGAATAAATAGTCTCTTATTCCATCACAGAAGTAACTATAGACTCAAAAACTCAGCAATGTCATAGTCTCAAGGCACTTTCTATTTTATCGCTTTTTTACATACCCCCACCCTATACTTGTATATTTTCACTCTACTTAATCATTTTTCTCTCCTTTAAGGCGATTATCTTTTTTAAAGGATTAATGCTCCAAACGCTTGTGGCACAAGAGGAACAAGAGCATTGGAATAAATAAGAGTACAAACTCAAGCGGAATTTCTCTTCTTCATCCCCTTAAGGCGATTATCTCATAAATAGCCATGAAGTCAGATGTACCAAGGGCTAGAGATACTTTTTTGTTGAAACTTTTTCGGTTAAAATCGCTGTACACCGCACCACGTAAGGCGTGAGAGCTGTTTCTATTCTAGGACATTCTCGTTATCCACTCTGATAAATGGCGTGCTGTTTTCCTCTGTACCATAACTAGAAAATTTATAAATGTCCTTCAAACCCTTATGTATCAAGGACTTCAGCGTTTTTCTATTTTATTAACATTTTTAGAGCGAGTCTTTCTCATTGATTCTCTAGCCAAGATTCCCTCTACCATAACTAAAAAATTATTGAATGTGTCTCAAACCCTTACCAGTCAACAATTTCAGCGTTTTTCTATTTTTCTTCCTTTGTTCCCTTATGGTGATTATCTCTGAAACCCTTGTGAAGTCACGTGCACCAATGGTTCAAGCCACCTTTTCACAATTATAAAATTCGGCAGAAACGCTACATTCCTTGATATACGTGGCTTCAGACCACTTTCTATTTTCCTAAAATGTAAAACCATATCATTTGGGGATATACACAATAAGAGTATATATTTATTATTTTATTTATTATTAAATATATATATATTAATAGTGTAATACTTATTAAGTGTATCCCCATTTCGTATGGTTTTACATTATTCATTTAGTTTGACTCTTCAGATACTCCCCTTTAGTCATCCTTTTAGCCTTCTCATAAGTAATCATTTTCGTTGTAAATAAGCTGTGATGGTTGACTTTGTATCCATTTGCCTTACGCTCACTCTTTGGAACTGCAACAGACACGACAGGCATATTTAATACTGTCTCAATCATGTTGAATGACTTTAACACGTCAAGCAGCCTTTCAAGTGATGTTTGGGGAATCTTAATCTCTTTGCTCAGATTCGCCACTGAGACGTCATACCGTCCCTTCTGAGAGCCGTAAATGTCATTCATATGTCGTAGGTATCCGTAGAGGTAAAACCCCTTATATCCAATTTTGGAGTTACTGACACAGAACAGGAAAACTTCAAATGGAATTAGGTGAAAATCATGCGCATCAAAAAACGTTCCGTCCTCATGATTATCTTCATAGCTTTCTCTGCTGCGATAAAACCCCTTAACTGGAAATTTAACTTTAAAATTTCGTTGGTTTTTAAAGTATTCTTCTAACTCCATTCCTTTAAATTCACTAATCATATGAAAGATCGGTTCTGCTACCGGCTTATCCGTTGAAAGCTCTACAGCGTAGGGATAATCAGAGACAGTTTCTAAGTACCCTATCGCTTCCATTACGCCGTTTTTCTTAATAAGATAGTCATAAGCTTGGGTCTTCTTTCCAACCCCTAGAATACCCCTTAAAACATCTTGTGTGAGGGCTTCTTTACTTTCTTGATATTTCGCTTGTCGATACAGCCAGCTGGTAAGGTAGTAGTAGCTGTAACAAAAAGCAATGTGATTAGCATTTTTGATTGATGGTTCAGACTGCAAATCCTTAAATATTTCATTTGGTAAGATGTGATTACTCTGCCTTTCACTATATAGCAATAGCGTTTTGATTTCTTCAGATGTCAAATGACATTACTCCTCTGCTTAAAATGATTGCTTAAAATTAATGGCAACTACTTATTCAAATTATCTAATAGGTTTGTAACTTTGTCACTTCTATAATAGAGCCAAAAAATACGGTCATTAGATGATTTACCGGAACAAATGTAGCTGATCCCTTTCTTTTGAAAGTGTTTGTGTATATTGAAATCATAGCAAAAATAAAAGTCTTTTCTTGTTAACTCTTGGGTCATTTTCATTCGATCAATCTCCCTTTAATTTTTATCCTTAAATATGTATTAAAAAGGAGTGAACGAATTGCTCACCCCTTCAAATGGATATGTAATGCTTACGCACCACGTCCAAAACCTGCTACATGGAATGTTTCTTCCCCTGATGCGCTGTGAATTGTAGTTTGTTGACCCGCAACGAAACCAACAGCCAATGAAGCTACGATTGTAAGACCGATAAATACTTTTTTCAT